GCTCTTGCTATGGCTTCAGCATCGTTTGCCTCAACAGCCTGTTTGTGAGCTTGTTTAGCTAATTCAATAGTTGAATCAGTTTCGCTCTTACGACTATCAAACATAGTTTTTTCAAACGATTGCTTGGTCGCTTTTAATTTTTGATTCTCTTCTTCTAGCTGTTTAGCATATTGCACAGCCATAAGTTCGCGTCTTTGAAAATCTTTTGCTTGAGCAACAGCTTTGTTAATTCTGTTTTGTGCATAAGCAGCTTTCTTTTCAACTTCGCTTTTGTCTTTGTTTTCTTCTATTACCTTGTCACTGGTTTCAAAGTTTTCTTGAATAGTGTCTTCTTCAATAGATTTAAGTTCATCTTTGTTTTCTTCAAGATCGATGTACTTAGTTTCATCAGAAGCTTCTTGATCAGCTCTTTTACCAACTGGTAAAGCAGCTTTCTCTACTTGTTCTTCTGAAATATCTGGTAAAGAATATTCTTGTTCAGCCATAAATCACCTATAAAGTTTTAATATCATCTGGATCACTAATGGTGCCGATTACCTCGTCATCATTAATAATTCTTACCTCGTGATTGTCTTCTAAACGAAAGCGAGCTCCCGCATATCTGCCAATCAATACCCAATCTTTTTCTTTACACCAAGCTTCGCCTTCAAATTTATCTTCATCTTTGTATGCAGTAGGACCTACTTTTAAAACATAGGCAACTACTGTAGCTAAAGATTCTCGATCTAAAGTAGATGTGGTTAAGTGTATGCCACCTTCGGTTATGCCTTTACCTTTGTAAGGTAAAACCAATATACGCCAGCCAGTGGGATCAGGCATTCTTTCAAGTAATGATTTGTCTAACAATGTAGGATCTAAAACTCTATCTTCAGTTTTGACATAAGCTTTATCTACATCTGACCTTGCTGCTTCTTCTCTTGCTTTTTTTCTTTCTTCTGCGATGTGGTTAGGAACTGATAGTTCGGTCATCGTTAATCCTCTTCTTGCAGCACTTCCCTTATTTCAGATTCCATGGTGCGAAGTGCTGTTAACTCACCAATGTGAAATCTGTAATCTTCAACGGATTTTATATTACCTGCTCCTAATATTTCAAGTATATCTTCTTGTCTTTGTCTAATTTTTTTTAATAGCCATTCAGCTAAATTGAGATCTTCTGCCATTAATTTTTATGAGTATCTAGTTTTCTTTCTTCTGTTTGACATCACCTTACCACAACCTTTGTGGTATTTTCGTATTAGTTTTCCATCTTTAGCAAAAGTTTTTACATTGGTAGGTTTGCCTCCAGGATTACCAGCTGCTCGTTTTCTTTTAACTGCGCTCCTTCTTTGCGCGGCTGTCATGCTTTTGGCTTTTGCTCGTGGTACACATTTAGGATATTTTCTTTTAGATTTACCTTTAGCAGATTTACGACCACAAGGCTGAAACTTACCATTCTTCTTTGGTGCACCGATATCAACCCAATCGCCTTTGGGTCCTTTACCAAACCATTCTGTTAATCCGCCACTAGGCTTTGCCATGTTTTTTCCTTATTGCTTTTTTTCCTTGTGCAAATATTTTAACTTGTTGAGTTTTTCCTGCAACTTTTGATCGTTGTTCACCCACAGTTAATATTTGTATCTTTCTAGCAAAAGGTTTTTTTATTTTTTTTACTTTAGCCACAGTAGCTCTAGCATCTGCAGGTGTAGCATATTTAATACTAACGGTATCTTTAGGATTCTCGTCAGTATATAAACGTCTGCCTGAACCTTTTGGTTTTTTGCCAGTGCCTTTTTTAGGATCTCTTCTCTTAGTTGGCATTATCTAGGACCGTTACCTTTGTTGTTACCAGAGTCATATTCAGTTAAAGCTTTCCAATAAGCTTTTGCTTTTATATTTACTTTATACCAAAAAATATTCATACCTCTAGGATTGGAGTGTTCGCCTATCATAGCAACAATACAAAAAGCTAAAATTGTAAATAAAATAAAATCTATCATTACTAAAAATATTTTTATTAATAAACATAAGACAAACTTTTTTTTAAGAAATTATTTTCTTAAATATTATGAGCTACGATAACCGCCACCACGTTTTTTGTAAGTTCTAACTAACCAAGCGTTTGCATAAGCTGAAGGGTAAACTTTAAATTTACGTTTAGCCTCTGCTTTTACTCTAGCGTATAAAGCTGGATTGGTTGGTTTAGCACCACCTTTCTTTTTAGCTTTTCCGCCTTTTTTTAATTTTAAAGCACTCAAAGTTTTAGCTTGTCTAGCATGAGTTTTGCTAGCTTTGTTTAAAGCTTTAGATACTTTTTTTATTTTTTTCTTTACGTTTCTTTTG